ACAATTTGATAACTCTGGGTACACATACAAATGGTAATTATGTAGCATCTATAACGGGTGGTAATGGTATTACGGCTGGTGCAGCTGCCGAAGGTGGAACGCCCAGTGTATCCGTAGACCTAAAATCAAGTGGTGGTTTAGAGTTTAATGGTGGACAAATGCGTGTTAAAATAGACGATTCGGATATTAATGGGGTATTACCCATTGCCAAAGGTGGGACGGGAATATCTGGGGGTTATAGTGCAGGTGATATACTTTATGGCACAAGTTCTACTACAACGCTCAGTAAATTATCTCCGGTTACAGGTGATGTAGGTAGTTTTCTTAAACTTGGAAACGGAAATGTACCTGAATGGGCTACTGTCAGTAGCAGTGGTGGAAGTTATTGGACAGAGCACACTAACGGTAACGATGTATACTATAATACTGGTAACGTCGGTATTTCAAATGCGGCACCAACGCATACACTCGATATAGGATCAAATGTTTCCGTAATAGACGATGGTGTAGATAAACTTTATATAAGAGGTAATGTGTATTCGACCAATGATATAATTGCGTTGGGTACAGTGCACTGTAAAGAAATTGTAGCTGTAAACAGTAGAATTAAAAATTCAACTGTTGTTACAGAAGCTCCAACACGCCAAATTCGTTTAATTTAATTCTGAGTATGTATTAAATGTCTTTAGAGGCTTTATCATATAGAGGTATAGAGACTCTTGATAAAATAAAAGGTACAGAAAGAGGTATTTTACTTGGTTCGAGTATTTCCTTGGATTTTAAAAATACACGAGTTGCCATTGGGCATTTAGGAAATGTAATATCACAGGGTAAAGTTACCGTGAGTAGTTTAATAGACGCAGATTCAAATACATGGCAAACCTCAAAAATAATAACCGAACCTTCAGCCTCGAACGGTTCGTATTTCGGACATGCCGTTTCTATGAATTGGAAAGGTACGCGTGTTGCGGTTGGCGCGTATGGTGTAGATAAAGTTTACGTTTTCGATGCAACCTCTACTTCATCAAATCCATGGGCAACATACGTTTCAAATACCATATCAGGGTACACCAATTCTAATTTCGGGTACAGTGTTTCTCTTGGTCAAGATATAGATACAGCGTTAGCTATAGGTGCACCTAACCATAACCGCGTCGATGTTTGGAAACTTTCAAATAGTTCATGGTCACTTGCATACTCGAATATAGGTGACGATATACCTAACGTTATACCTTTAAATTCCACATCTGGTACTGTTACTATAGACAGTAAACTTTCAAGTAATGTATCTTCATTACAATACGGGTTTTCGTGTAAACTCGCACCTTTTGGTACCCATCTTATTGTAGGCGCACCGGGAACGCCATTGGATGCAATTTCGAGTGCAAATTCTAATTATAGTGGATCAAAAACAAGTTTCTTACGAGCAGATTTCGCCCACGCACAACGTCAATCGGGCTCAGTGCGTGTTTTTACAACAACGGATGATTGGGTAAGTACCGTTTCGCAATTAGGTCAAACTTTTTCGGGATTAGAATATGATGGAAGTAATCATCTTACAAATAACGGAAATTTATTTTTTCCTACACTCGGATATTCTGTATCGATAAACTTCGATGGTTCCGTTATTGCCATGAGTGCACCTAATCGTCACGCTGGTGGTACAGTTAGTGTATATGAATACTCACCTATAAGTAATTTATGGGAACTGAGAGGTATAGATATAACATCAGGTTCAGGTTTAAAAACTGGGTTTGATATTGGTCTTGATTACACAGGTAATAGAGTCGCGATGTCCATGGTATCCAATTGGGCTTTTCCAGCCGCACTAAATGCGCAATTATATGTATTAGACTGGTCAGGGAGTGATTGGATAGAAGCACAATTACCTATATCGAGTAAAGATCCGGGTGTTGGATACGAGCACAGCTACGGAACTAAAGAATTTTCGGGGTACAAAATAGATATAACAGATGGTAATCAGGTTGCCGTTTCGCGACTATGGTGGGATGACGATGATTTTCAAGGAGATAATAAATATACCGGTAGTAGTGGTTCGGTATCATTATCAACAGCTATGACAACTTTCCCAGCAAATCAAAATTCATATGGTCGTGTTGATTTTTATTTTTTTCTAATAACGGCTACATTTACAGGTAATAGTATTTTTGAAGGATATATCACTGCGAGAGAATTAAGAATTGGCCCTAATGATGACGCTACAGATAATACAATACCTAAGCGAATTTCCTTTGGTGGTACAGTGGGTGATAATTATTACGATGAAACTATCATAGAAAATCGTGTAATTACTGGTAGTGCAGGTGAACTTTTAATACACAAAGATCATCAAACAAACGAAACTATAGATAGAGTACGTATAAAAGCATCTGAAATACATTTAGATCATATGAGAATGTACCATAGCGTATATCAAGGTGGACAGGAATCAAAAAATGTTCAATCACCCAGGTTTATACTCGACCAATACGGTACAATTGCAATTGGTAATTTGTATAGTGGTCATGATTCGACGTCAATAACAACCTCATTAGCTGAAACGTACCTCGATATAAAGGCTGAAACACAAATACGTGATAAGTTAAACGTAAATTATCCGGGTAGGACTAAACTTTTAAAAAGTCGTGACTATACATATCAGGGTTATTTTCCCGCGATGATTAATACGAGATGTGCAGATCTGGTTGGAACGAATAAAATGTACGATGATCAACCGGGTGATGTAAAAGAATATTCAATAACTAACCAAGGGAATATGCCATACATAGAAAGCGAAAAAGCGTTCGAGTTTACGGGTACGACTTCGGGGATAGGTTATTCTTCGTTACCTGGGGTTTGGACTGATGATGATGCATCAATGATGTTTTGGTTAAAACTAAAGGATGATCACAGTAGTTATACATCATCGAACGTTTTGTGTTCGTGGGGTGATAGTTTATCTTCTGTCTCTGGTGTGTATAGAGGTGGGTGTTTACAATTAACGTCAACAGGATTAACACTAAACTTTGGTTCTGGTATTGGTACGGCATCGACTACTTACACATTTACACAAGATACATGGTACCATATTTGTGTTGTGTTCCCTACAGAAACGACGACTCCTCAATACAAAGACTATATTTACATCAACAACCAACAAATGACTTTAACCAAAACTTACTCTACAAACCCTTACATTACGTGGACAGCACCAGACTGGGACAGTCAAGGTTGGCGATTCGGGTATGGTGAAGCATCTGGTAGTATACCTGGACCCGCGGGTACGTTTATGGGAATGATGATTTTTAACATAAGTTGGGGGCATGGCGGCGTCCATATTAAAGACTATTCATACAATAACGGTTCACCATCCGAGTGTTTATCTGTCGGTGGTGACGCACTCATACAAAATAAATTGGGTGTAGGGACTCTATCACCTACTTATGAAATAGACGTCACGGGTGATATAAACTTTACCGGAAATTTAAGAAAAAGTGGTGTTATTCAGGCACTTGGTGGTGGTGGTAGTAGTAGTAATACTTTCGTCACAGGTTTAGAATCAACTGCAGGAGTATACCCATTATCTGCAATGAGCGCAAACTCCTCGGGTGTACATGTAGCATCTGCAAGTTCTGAAAGTCCGTCCGATTGGAAAGCGTGGAAAGCGTTTAATCAAACAGTAGGAGGTGAAGGTTGGCATTCGGTAGATGCTTATAGTTCAGGTACTGGTAATTATTCGGGTAGTACATCAACAACATATAATGGAAGTTCAACTGTCAGTGGTGAATGGATACAATTACAATTTACATCTGGAACCGGTATAGCTATAAATAAAATAGAAATTGCACCACGGACCAATTTTTTAAATAGATGTGCCGGTGATGGTAGAATTTTAGGAAGTACCGATGGTTCGACATGGACAAGTATAGCTACATTTTCGGGTAAAACGTACACAAATGGAACATATAATAGTATTACGTTCACGACATCATCTATTTATACATATTTCAGGTTAGTTGTTACAAAATTAGCAGGTACTGGTAATTCACCAATAAATATTAGTGAAATACGATACACGGGGGTTGATGTAGCAAGTAATTACATATATTACCCAGAAATAGGGACGACCAGTAATGTCGGTATTAATACATCATCTCCATCGTATACATTAGATGTCGATGGTGATATTAACATGTCTACTGGTAGTAGTTTCAGGATTAATGGTGTCGCACAAACGTTTGGTGGGGGTTCGAGTCCTTGGACAACGTCTGGGTCTAACATTTATAGAAGCTCGGGTCAAGTAAATATAGGTGGAAGTACATTCACACGAGCCAAATTAGAAGTTAATGGGTCTAAATATGCTTATCTAAGTTTTGTGTACTACGCGTATGGTGGATATGGTGGAAGTGCATCTGGAAATGAATATTATAGTATATACTGTAATGAAAGAATTGCGGCTAATGAATTTAATGCACATTCAGATCGTCGAATAAAAAAGAATATAACCGATATAAACGATAGTTCTGCACTCGATAAAATTAGTCTTCTCGAACCCAAAATATACAATTATATCGACGAAAAAGGTAGAGGGACAAGTGATGTATACGGTTTTATCGCCCAAGAAGTCGCGAACGTTTTACCGTACGCGGTTACAGTAAGTGAAGGTGATATACCAAACATACTAAGAAACTCAAATGTAAGTGTCATCGATAATAACACAGTTGAATTGACTTTAGAATCATCTGTAGAAGAATTAAGTTTATCAAATACATCTGTTATAAACATTATTACAGATGAGGATAAATATTTAAAGTGTAATGTACTTTCGTTTTCGGAAAATAATGTTATAACAATAGAAAATACAGGTGATTTTAGTAATGTCACGAACGCTTTTATAAAGGGGGAACAAGTAAATGATTTTCATCATTTAAATAAAGATGCTATATGGGCAGTTTCAACTGCGGCTTTACAGGAAGTAAATAAACAGTTACAGTCTGAAAAAGAGAAAGTTTCGACGTTAGAGACACAAGTTGCTGAACTATTAGCGCGTGTTACCGCACTCGAAAACAATTAATTATTTTTTACCATTCTGGAAAATGTCAAAATGGTAGAAAGTTTACTTTACTTTCGTGATGGGAGCGTGTCCATGATTGCTAAAGCGATAACACCCGCAATAAAGAACAAAACAACATAATTACACTCCGTATCTTCTCCTCTACCAGTAGAATTTTTACGTTTCTCCTGGACTGGGACTGATACTTCTCGTGAAGGTCTCGGTCTTTCAATAGGATCTTCGTCTAATGGACAATACCCTATCATATACTATAATTTATAAATTAATTTCGACTGATTTTTTCTTTCGTCCTCTTTTACCCTTGGTCTGAGTAACTTTAACTTCACGCAATTCACCGTCACCACCCCCTTCAACATCACCTGGTGTTGGTGCCTCAGCAATATCCGAAATATCATCATCTTCGTCATCGTCTACGATAACTGGTTCCTGAGCTGGTATACTCGTCGTATTCATAGGTGGTGTTGGTGGCATCATAATGTTACCCATAAGACTCGAAATATCAAACCCAGGACCTTGCATTTCGTGTTTACCTGTACTCGAAGGTTCTGAATCTTGTTGTGATTTTGGTACCGTGTTTTGGACCGCGGACATCATATTCTGAACGAGTCCCGGATTCTGTTTAATCACATCGTTCATATTTGGCATGACCGATTTGAACATACTATTCGTCAAATGGAACATCATCGCCGACCCCCCAAGCATCATAATAAGTTTGACTTCTGGGGCGACGTGCATTTTAGTTCTATATTTCACGTATAATTCTTCGAAGACTTCATCGTAATCGTCGACGTTTTCCATAACATTTTCAGACCATCCATCGAGTTGAATTTCAAATGGGTTATATTTCTT